TGCACCCCATAGTATGGGCTTTGTGGACTTTCCCATTAAAGGAAAGTCTGTCCATATTTGACCAATATGAAACGTTGCGTATTCTGAAAACTACTACCCTCGATCGAAGTAGTACGGAGAGGTGAGGGTACCCCGAGGGGACCCCGACCCTGGACCCCCCCCTTAGGCTTCCCCCAGGGGGTGACTTATGTAAATATCATAAATGCTCATAAATGAAAAATGTGGAGAGTAACTGCCTCAGCTCATTCGGCATCAATCGACGTCGCGCTCGCTCCCGCTCCTTCCGTCGCACTCGCTCACGCTCGGTCTCAATCAGCCTCATTCGTTCGGCTTTCCACGGGCTTCGCAGACCGCGTCGCTGCGCTCCCGCACCCCGGACACTCTGATACACATAGACAATGCTAAAAAATGTTTATTATGCATCTTTAAAATAGAGTTTGACATACATGTCGTTGATTTTACCAACATTGTTGATATCCTGCGGTGTGCCATACCAGTCATATGCTAGAATGACGATACGGTAGTCATAGAACTTGACTTGTGACGTAGACTGGTTCTCATACTGAATATTGCCATTACGGCCAAATTTCTTGCCCGGTACCCACATGGACCAGGCCTTGGTACCGATCCCAACATTGTAGAGTGGATCGACGGCGGGGACGCCAGTAGCACCAGCAGAACTGGGGCCACCATTAGAATTTGAAATGGTGAATTTCTTGCTAGCAACTATGCTAAAACGTTCCGTATTCATCTGGTCGATGATTTTGTTGCCTACGATACCCTTGAAGAGATTAGCGCGATTGAAGGTTTCACCCTTGGCTCCGCGCACTAACATAATACGATAATGTACTTTGCCACGATTCAGGGCATTTTCCATGTAGCCCTTGAGTAATAGACCGCGACACGAAATCTTGTCGCCGATTCTTTGACCAGTTCCAGACATGGGCTCAGATGCGCCAATGTTAAGTGAAAATGGATTAATACCAACTTCGTGAATATTATTGTGCGGGAGTGACACATTACTGCCACTGATCTGCACTGACTCTTTAGTCTCTATCATGCTAGTGAGACGTTTAACACCCGCAGAAGCTCTTCGGACTGACGCACGGAGTACCCCTGCATAACCAGTGCGACCACGAGTAGCAGCGGTGCGAGCGCGCTTAGCGTACGGTTTGCGCGACATAACTGAAGAAGATCGCTTACGCTTGCCATATGCCATCTTATTTATTCTAGAACGTTCGAGCTTAAATACGCTCAGACACATAGCGTTTTCGTCGTGGACTTTGTGGATTCTTGGTCGCCATAGCCCATAGCACGTGCTTCTGGAAGTTCGGGGGTGGCATTTTGTCCTCGTGGAGATAGTAATCTAGACCCTTCTCGCGATATTCCGCGTGTACCGCAGATGGATCCATTCCTTCGATGTCGATCTCGTGGAGCTTGCGCTTGAGACCATGCTTAATCTGATCGACGTGCTGTTCTGAGAGTGAGTGTAACTCTTCAATTTCCCCAGGCTGAAATAGCTGCTGATAAATCACGCAGGGAGGGCCTTCCTTGCACATGTACTGGAAGCCTTTCTCATTGATGTCCTTGTGTGAATGCTTCACAGGATTATGCTTTTCGCCATTATGGCGCATCCAGTGTGACTGGGTCATGAGCCGAAACTGCTCATTGTAGTATGACTCTGACATATCCGTCAAGCCTTGGATATGAATGTGGGGATTCGTCGTTGCCTTCTCCATAACTGCCAAGCACTTATTTTGACCAAATAGCTTTTTGCAAATGTCGGTGACATTAAGCGTAGAACAGAAAGTAACCTTAGTATGCCTGAACATTCTGCAGGCTCTGAGAGGGGGTCCTTAAATACCCTAGGGGGTACGTATGGACTCTGCACCCCATAGTATGGGCTTTGTGGACTTTCCCATTAAAGGAAAGTCTGTCCATATTTGACCAATATGAAACGTTGCGTATTCTGAAAACTACTACCCTCGATCGAAGTAGTACGGAGAG